TGCTAGAGTATTATCTGAAGCTGTATTATTAGAACCACTATTATTACCATGTGTTCTAATAAATACAATTCCATCAGGAGTAACATTTACTGGGTTTACCAAATTCTTGGCAACCCAATGCATTTCAAATGGATCAGCTACTTTCTCTAAACATTGCATCCGCAGTGAATAAACTGCTTCTAAAAAAATACTTCTATCATAACCAGAAACATCCAAACGTGTCATTAAGGGGTAAGGTTCAAATTGAGTCATTAAGGTATTAAATCCTCCATATTGCCTCACAAAACCATACTTCATATATGATTTAACATCATTCGATTGCTCTTTCATCTTTTCATTTTGTTTTTGAAAATATTTCTTTTGCTTCACTATCTTCTCAGTTGGTGATCCAAAAGTTGTTCGTACTTTCTCTTCCAAAATTTCTTCCAAAGGAAGTATTTCATGTTTTGGTGATACAGTATCAACCTCAATGAATAATCTATTATTTAAATCTGCAAACATTGGTGAAACCACCGCTGATCTTTTATCCATCATCCCATATTGTGTATATGGAATTCCTGCTGATTTATCCAAATTTAAATCAATTTTATCCCCCTTAAATAAAGGAGTAGTTGTTAATATTGGTGTCAAATATTCTTCCCATAATGACTTCGCATGGGCATAATTCCTATTCAACATATCAGGATAAACTTTAGGTTTATCACATTTCTTAAGAGAAACATCAATATTTTTTTTTGTAGGTTTTACTGGTCTTTGATCCGCATTTTTCATAATATACGGAAGATCATCACGAACTTTTTCAAAATAAGTATCCTCAATTTCTGTATAATTTTCTGTATACAATTTTGCTTGGTATTTCTTCAAATAACCAATAACTGGTAAATGTTTGAAGTATTCTTTTTGATTTTTCGTAGGGGGTAGAACATGGAAATATCCATTACCAAAACCGCCCTCTAAATCCTTAAGTAGTCACTCATGAGAAATCTCAACCAAGATTTCTGATGAACCAACAAATAAATTTGCTACATCCTCTCCACGTGTTCCAACATGCATGCCAACGCAAACATTATTGGTCTTAACGGGACTTCCGCAATCACCAGGCTGTGAAGTATATTTAACATCATACTCACCTCTCTGATATGCCTTAGCGCCCATGCACACCGAATAAGACCACTTTTGTTTTCTTCCTATAATTGCATTTAATTGAACACCATTATAGTTGGCTACCGATTTCATTGTT